GTCCGACTCCATGTAATTAACATTCGCCCGGAAGGTCAGCGCCGCAATGTTTGCCGCCACGTTGTCCCGCCGAACCAACTCCTCATATATGGCTTCCAGTTCAGACTCACCCCAATACAACTCCGTGATCTGCTCAAGCCACGGCAACTCACGCCCCGTAAAGCGTAGCACCCGGCTGTGGTGGACATTCGCCGCAATGGTGTTGCGTTCTTCGTCCCGCACAGTGTAAAAGGCTGGAAGCCCAAAATCCGGGTCTTCCGGGTCGGTTACCAGATCAGAGGACGGAAACACTCCCGTCCACCTGTCCAGTATCTGCAAGCCTAAAAAGCTGTCCGGGGTTACCATGTCCATGTCAAGGGGCTTGCTCATGTCGTCCTGCCCCTTTATCATCATGATACCCGCCGCACCGCCGTACAGCCGCCCCCAATACATCCCCTGCCGTACCTTCTCCCGCAGTTTAACCCGGCGCTCCTGCTGAATATACCTGTCTATCAGTTCCGGGGAAATGGCGGTTTTCAGTTCGTACCACTTGCGGATGATATCGTCCGGGATGGTTGCAATCACGTTCTGAACAATCCAGTTTTCCCGGTACAGGGTGGTCAGCAACTCATAGTTCTGCGTCATCCGTGTGGGCGTGTACTGCGTCCCCTGTAACAAATCCATAGTCCCGAAGCCGATACGGGCGGCAGGGTTTGAAAAAGCATCCCGCACGGGCTGTCTGTTCCCGTCCACTGTTAAATTGTCTCTATACTTTTTCCTTCTGCTCATGCCGTCTTTCTCCAATCGGGTAGCACTGTGTGGATGTAGTAGCGGAGGGCATCTGGTGCGTGATCTTGCATTTTTACGGGCTTTTCTTCGCCCCGCTCCCCGGCTTTATCGTCCCAAACGTAGCTGTGCAACTCTTTGATTAACCCTGTGCATCTGCGATGGATGTGCAACCGCCCCAAAGAAAAAAGGGTGGACACTTCCCGGATGCCGTCCAAAACATCGTTGTCCCCCTCTTTGACATAATACCCACGTTGCCGCAGTTCGGTGATAAACGACTTTGCGGAGGGGTCAACGATAATCATGCATTGCTGTTCTGGATCGTCCCCCATGAACGCCGCCATATCGTCCGCATACTGCGAATCTGTCTTGTTGGGCGTTGCAAGGCGCTGTGCTTCGGGGCTTTTGCTGTCCCACCTGTACTCATGCTCAACCCAGATATCCCGCCCATCGTCCCGGATATCCAGATACACGCATGGGTTTGTAGTTCCGTAGTCACAGGCAATATAGCGGGTTGATGTCGCCGTTAAGGCAACCGGGCGGGTATCGTCATCGTAAAGGGCGGCATCCGAAAACATGGAGTATATCAACCCCTCTGCAATTGCCCACAGCCCCTTGATATAGCGGGAATAGAACACGCCGCTGTACATGGTCTTGTACCGGGCTTTGATCTCAGCGGAAAGGGCGTTGTTATCGTCCATTGTGAAATGCAGGAACAAAAGGCGCTTTTCCTTTGCCTCGTCAATCCACCGCCGCTTAAACCAGTGCATCGGCCCTTCCGGGTTACAGTTAAACCACAGCTTCGACCCATCCACGGAGCAACGCCCCGTGACTTGGTTGACAAAGGATTCTGGCATCAGCGCCACCTCGTCCAGATACGCCCCGGCGGCGGTCATACCTTGCACAAGGTCTTGGCTTGCTTCGTCCTTGCCGCCGAACACGTAAAAATCATTCGTTCTAGACCCCCTATAAACCCGTAAAAGCCCGTCTGATGTGTGGTAGCTGTAACTGTACCCACGACCGGGTAAAATAGATTTAAGGGGCTGTAGCACGTTCCTCTGGAAGGATTTAACTGTCTTGCCCGCCATGATGAATTGCTCATTTTCGAAATTCGTCATAGCCCACATGACAAAGGACAGAGCCATAGCAACAGTTTTCCCGGAGCGGATCGCCCCGTCTGCTATGATGCCGTCCATATCTTTAACCGGGGAATCCTCCACCCACCAGTTAAAGAGCATCCGCTGTTTTTTTGATAGGGGTTGCCACTTAAACATCCGCATTCCCCCAATCTTCAGCCGCCGTTCCCTTTATGGCTTCAACGAATCCATCTGCCGGGGTTTCCGCTGTCGGGTTGTCCTCGCCGAGCATCTGCAACACCTTTTCCAGATACTTGCTGTTTCCCTTCATGGCGTTCTGCAACATACCCAAAGCAAGAAGCGCCCTCCCCTCATCCGTATCAATCCCGAACGCTTCAGCCTGTGCCTTTAGCTTTGCCGGGACAATCGGGTTTTTCGCCCATGCCTTGATGATGCTTTGAACCGATGACGATTCACGCCTTTTTTCCCCGGAGGCTTTGCCGCCCATTTGTTGCACAATTCTTTGTTCTTTCTTTGTACGAGTGTTCAGCGGCTTTAAATTCTGTGGATTCCCTTTCGGGTTTGCCATGCCGCATCACGCTCCTTTCATTGGCGGCTTTTCTCTCTGCGGTTTCATCCCCCACCGGGAGGGGTGATGCTCCCGGCAGTGAGGATGACAACAGAAAAGCGGGGTTTTCGCCCCGCTCTCCTGCTTATCGTTTTATCATGGGTTTCACAAAAAAATCTTGTCAAACCTTGTCATATTTACAACGATTCGTAATGCACTGCTCTGCCACCGACAGCACCGCAACGATTGTCGGACAGGTGGTAATCTGTTTCCTGCGCCAACCCCACTCACCATACCACCGCTTAAACACCCTGTATCTCATGCCTCCCGTAAGCGAATCATCCTCAACCGCCACAAGGTTCACACCGCACGCATTCAGCTTCATAACTTCCTTCGTCATATCCTCACCCCCTGCCGAAAACGAATTCCTCGTCATCCTCCGAAATGTTATCAAGCATCATCTCCACAAGCGCCGCCACGGATTCCCCGTACTTTTTGGACAGTTCCTCAAGCCTCTGCGCCTCAACATCAAAAACCTCAATCCTTGTCATTTTTTTCCTCCTGCCGGGGATATACCGCCCCGGCTCGGTTTACCGTTGTCAGTACTCAATCACTGCCGCATCAATGTCTAAATCCTTCTCAAGGTCGCCATAGTATGGGCTGAACACCGCCGCATAGCACTCCGTCACATCCACGTTCCTGTACCCCAACGCTTTCATTGTTTTCAGTAACGGCAGTTTGTAAGCCGGGCGGCAAATGATCTCAACATCTACAGATTTATCACTGCGCTCATACACGTTGATGCTGTAAGCGAAATACCATGTCATCTGCTCCCGCCACAACTCATAGAACGCCCATTTCCACTTGTCAACATCGCCGTCAAAGTCATCAAGCCCCGCCCGGATTTTGACCGCCTTTTCCTTCTCAAAATACGCCTTTTTCATGTTCTGTTCTCCTTTCTTTCGGTGGTGGGCGGTTTAACCGCCGCCCCTCGGTTTGTTACCATTGTTTAAAAGATACAGTTGCAAGATTTGTAAATGTCATATAGTTTCTTTGCGGATTCTCCGCTCTCCTGGTCAAAAGGTTCAACCGTGATTCTGTTACCTTTGTGTTCCGGGTACTCACGGTAAAACTTTTCCAATGCCTTGACGGTGTCGCTTGCAATAACAAGCCAATCGCCACAGTATGTCCCATCCAGCTTGTTACTCTTAATTCTGGTGTATGTCATTTCGTTCTTCCTTCCTGCCGCCCTTTTGCCCGGGCGGCGGGGCTTTCTGTTTGATTTTATGCCATGATTTCGACTGCCCAACAGCCGTAATTTTTGTCTCCGCCTAAACCTTCAACGTAGCCGTAATTTTCGTTTTTGGCTTTGCACCAATTGCTGATCTCGTTTCCGGTCATCGTCATAATGTACACTTCGTGGTTTTTCTTGCTGATCTCATGTACTTCGTATGTCGCCGTTCTTTCTTTCCAGTTTTTCATTTTCTCCCCTCCTGTTGTTTATCTGTTCCTTACAATACCCATTATACAGACTTTTATTTAAATGTCAACAGGTTTGAGCGAAATATTTTTATTTAACAGAAAAAGCGGGGTTTCCCCCGCTTAATCCTGCATATCCCGCACCTGCCCGAAAGCCTGTAGCGCTTCGCCGTGAAGGTGCGTAACCCTTGCATAACTGTAACCCATCTCACAGGCGATCTCCTCAAAGCGCATCCCGTCAACGTACCGATGGAGTAACAGCGCCACATACTGCGGCGATTGCACCTGCTCTATCTCCGCAATCATGCTCTCCCGCAGTGCAACAGCCTTTTCCACCTTGCGGGCAATGTCCCGCTCCAGATCAATCAGCCTGTCGCTGTCCCGGGTTTGGTCAGCATCCCCGGATGTCTGCACCCGCTCTTTGTCATACCGCACCCCGGATATATAGGTGCGTTCCCGGCGTAACCTGTCTAAAAGCCTTTTGCGGGATGCTATCACCGCCTCAAGCGCCCGCAATCTGGACAGGTACGCCTTTACGCTTGCTGTTGTCCCGCTCATACAACCGCCCTTAAACTTTTGCCCAAAAGGTCATGATACAGCCCCTCAAAGATGTCCGCACGGGTGCGCTCCTTAATGACTTCCTGCGCCAATTCTTCCGCACGCTTGATTGCTTCGGCGTTGATCTCCGCAACCTCTGTGCCGCCGTCCTCATCGTCCTCCGGGGTGATATCGTCCACAGTTTCCGGGGGTGTCTCCTCCGTGCGTACAACCACCGGGGCTGGCTTGCTTAATCCCAGAACATCAGCAACCGCCTCCCGCAGTGCAGTGTTTTCTGATTCCGTCATGGTGCGTACAAATTTCACATCAGCCCGCAAGGAATTGAACCATTCGATCTGATACGGGTGCGCATACAACTGCCCCCCGCATACAATCGGGACACTGCCGCCCTTGTCTGTATCATATAGGCGTAACCCGGTAATAATAGTCCCAGACACGGCAAGCACCGCAAACGGCACTTCCTGCGGGAATGTTGTTCCCTGCCTTACAAAACGCACCACATCGCCCGCTATAATCTGCATCTTCCTGCTCCTTTCCCACTCTTTCAGCGCCGCCCCCGCTGTGGGGTCATAATACTGCTCGTTATTTCTGTAAAGTACGCTCATTTCTTTCTACTCCTTAACCTCTTTTCTTTTATAATCGCTCTATCTTCATGCGGTTCGGCGTACTTCTTTAACAGTTCCAGAAACGCCCTGTTAATCTGTTCCGTTCCTTTTGTCTGCGTCCCAACCTTAAAACTTTTTACCCGGTGTTTAAAAAACTGCCCATCTGTTTTCGTGGTTGTTGAAGCGGTCTTGTAACTATACCCACAACTGTATAAATCCCCGTGCAAAACCCTCATGTGTTCACCACGTTTTAAACCTGCTTTTGTGTATGCGGCTCTGTTCCCGCTTTCATCCTTACTAGACAGTTGCCCCTTTTTGCTGTATCTAAACGGCATAATCTGGATAATTGGCAATCCCATTTCTGCGCATTTCATCCTGTATTCAATATCATCCTCAAAATCTCCGTGAAAGATATCCGGGCAAGATTTCAAATCTAGGAGGAAAAAACTGTAGCAATACCTTTCCCCTAGGAAATCCGCATGAGGGCTTGCCGATCCGTTAAGTTGCATCCCAACCATTGCGGCGTTTGTATTATCAGCCACAACCCCCATAAACGATATAAAATCGTTGACCATGTCTTGACCGCCACCACCACGCCTATACTTGTGTAAAATCCCGTCCTCTTTAATCTGGTACACAATCTCTAAGGCGGTGATGTTGTCATCTAACTGTACAAGGTAATCATATCCATGCTCACGGGCGTACTTAATAGCATAGCTTCGATTCATCGGCGCATACCATGCCGTTTCGCTCATTCGCACGTTTTCCTTGTACCACTCCACGTAATCCTCCGGGACATTGACAATATCCCAATCTGTCTCATATCCCTCTGAGTTATTGGATATGATAAGGTGGTCATACGTGATTTCCATTTTCTCCGTTGGTCTTGCCGACACTCCCCCCCGGACGCTTCCCCGATATTTCCACCACCAAAATCTTCGCCATCAAGCCCCTCCCACAGTTCATTGATCTTTTCAATTTTTGACTTGTTTTCGCTTTCAAAAACAGCCCGCCAAACAACCCCGTCAGTATTTTCCTCCATGACGGAATTATCCTTTTCATCCAGTAACTCGTTGAATGTCTCGCTGATATCAAAGCCTGTGAAAAGATCGTCCGGGAGAAAATCCAACTCCTGCAACAACAGTTTGTTATCCCATAGGGAGAAGTCCGCAACTTTGTTGTCAGCGATGCGAAAAGCCTTGATTTGATCGTCTGTCAGATCATCGGCAACGATGCAAGGCACTTTATCCATGCCCAACTCCTGCGCCGCCTTGTATCTGGTATGCCCGCAGACAATCACGTTGTTTTTATCAACAACCATCGGGATTTTAAACCCGTAGCTTTTTATTGAATTGACAACATATTTTACCCCGCCATCATTAATTCTTGGGTTATTTTCATAGGGTTTCAGTTCCGACAGGTTTTTATAAACAATCTCCATATTTAACCCCCTTATGTATACTCAAATGCAATGCCCGTTTCTTCCTTTGCCCGTTCCATGTACTCCCGGATTTCCCGCCCTGTGAGATCACCTAGCCGCACCATTTCCGCAGTAACGGCACGGGCAAAGCGTGCCATGCGGTAATAGTCGGACGGGTTTTGCTCTCCCTGCGGGATTGCCGCCCAACCGAAATCCCTATGCAGTACCAGACAGCACAGGGTGAGGGCGGCGGCGAAGTGGTCAACTGTGGCATCCGTGTGCGTGAGTGCTACCTGCTGTTCCTTTGCTCTTGCGTAACTCCACGCCGCCGTTGTCCCCTGCTTTGCGGCTTTTCTGTCCATCTGCCGCCTCATTGCCCTTGATATGCTCATACCTTCAACCCCCGGCGCTCTGCCTCTGCTTGAACCCTCTCCCAAAACTTCAACCATCCCGGTTTGTCTATGGTGGGATCGCCGTATAAATCCATGCGACACTGAAACTCGCCATCTTCTAACAACACCCGTATATCCCTGTCGGACAGTTCTTCAAGGTGTGACAGAACAATATCCTGTACCATCCCCGGCATATAGGTCTGTCGCCCAAAGCAATAGCGAATAGCGCAGATGCACAGCGTTCCGAAATCCTCCGGGTCTACCTTCACCTTCCACTCATCGCCCCGCACCCTCATTTTCCGTCATCCTTCCCGCCGTTGATCGCAACCCGGATTCCATCCAGTTCATCACAGGCAACCGCAAGGAGAATAGCAATTTGAGCTAACAGTAAGTTTCTTCCTTCGCTATAGCTTTCCTGTTTTTCTAAAATTTTCAAACAATCACCCTCGGCTTTGTTTGCGTAACTGCTCATAACCTTTTTCTCCTTTTCCGCAGTTCTGCGTTAATAGCCCTAACAATCTCCCAATTTGTCATCCCGCTTTTTTGCATCGCCTTTATCGTGTCCAATACTCCTGTATCACGAATAATTACACACAATGCAAGTTCCCACCGGGCAAACAATTCGCCATTAAGCTCACCCATTTTGCGGTTATCCATCATTCCTGCGCTTTCCCCTTTTTCTGTGCCATCTCCTGCAACTTCTTGCGCATCCCGTACCGTGTCAGCTTGCCGTTCGGGAGGTGGCGGGCGCTATAGGTATCCTGCAAGGGCGGTTCTGTCTTCTGGTTTTTCCACTCGATGTCAAAAGCCCCCCGCTTTTTCACTTCCTGCCGACCTCCGCTTTAATTGGACACCACTCCGGGCGCTCTGTGCCGCCCAACCTTGCCCGGTTTAAGTGGCTGTCGCCCTGTACAGGGGCGCATGTAAAGCCCACACGCAACGGGCAATCAAGGCAGGTTTCCGGGAAAGATATGTCAAGTAGTACCATGTTCCCTCCTCCACTTGTCTACATACTCCTTCAGCAACCCACAATCCTTGCACTCTTTCTCCGGGTGTTGACATCTCCACGCAGGACAATCGGCTGTTATGTCCCCGGCGTGACCGCATATCGGCGAATCGCAGTCAACACAGAGAGTCTTCCGATAGCACGGCCCAAGGTGAATCATAGCTCCTCCTTATACGGCTCTGGCAGTGGCATCCATGCAACCGCCTCTGCTCCAATTGCATACCCACTATCAAGATAACAGCCATCGTCAGAATAGAATTCATCTTGTTGGACTTCTTCGTGCCCTCTCATACGGATGGTTACAAATATATGTTGTCCGTCATCTGGAAGTTTTCAATCAAGAATACAATTCCATTCTGGATGCTCTTCTTTTTCCTCTTCTGTCAGCTGTCTTGTTGTGAACGGAATCCACCGCTGTTCTGGCTGTGCGGCATCCATCTGCTTTACGCTCTGAATTAGCATTGCTTTCGTTGTTGCTTCTTCCGGCGGCAAGGCATAAAGAAGTTTTAAAACCGCCTGTCTGCTTATTGCGTCATCATTCATTTGTCGTCATCCCCTTTATACGGCTCCGGTAACGGCATCCATGCAATCAATTCTTCTGATCTGTGTCTTTTCCAGACATTCCAGTTCTCACCGTCTTTACATGTAATCGCCGTGGTAAATACGCCGCCTTTAGCGCTACACCACAGCACCACCTCCCCCCCTCTTCGGCAGTGCCTCCGTAACTGGAATCCACCGCTGTGCGGACGGCAACGAGTACAACAGCGGAATATCATTGCACCCATCACAGGGGTCGCCAAGGTTTCCGCATCGTTCACAAAACGCCTTGATTGCCTCCCGTCTGTAAATGGTGTCATCTATTGCCGCCGCCCTTGAAATGGTATCATCCTTCATATTGGTCACCGTCCTTCTTTCCGTGTCTGTACCCAGTTATGTACCCAATGAACCACATAAGACCGCCATATAAGACGACCCAGTGTTCCGCTACAATTTCCTTCATAACTGTTCGCCTCTCATATCAGCGCCACAATTCGGGCAGTAGTCAAAATTGTTGCTCACCGCTGACTTTCCGCAAGCGGTACAATCGTAACCAATAGCATTTTTGGGGCGTTTAACCCATCGCCCCCACCTCACCGGGGTGGCATCCACCGTGGGCATCCGTTGTATGGTCATGCAAACGCAGGATTTTGTCACTGTTGGTTCATCGTCAGCAGGAAACGCCGTCAGCAGTTCATCCGCATCAATCAGCCGCATTACCATCCTCCTTTCTTTTTCCCCAAGCGCAAAATTCATTTCTCGATACTAAGTTTATCGTGATGAAAGGACACCAACCAAGTGCATATTCATCATCGCCTACCTCATGTTGGTAACGCTTGCAATCCCGACATCTGACAACCTGGACGGCATCAACCGTTGGAGCATCGTCTAACCACCCACAAAAATCCATCTTCGTGAAATTACGGTCATACTCGCATTTTGTCGATTTTTTGCGCTCTTCCTTGTCGCACTCGGCGCAATCGTCACCCATCCCGTGGACAGTTTTCAGCGCATCCGCATCAATCAGCCGCATCTTTATCTCCTCCTGTACTCCTTCCAGATGATCCACAGTATAAGGGCAAGCCCCGCCACCACTTCAGCGCCGAAAATACAGGCAATTGCACCGATGACATTTTCAATCATGCTTTTCTCCTTCCAGTGCCGCCAAAAAAGCAAGATTGGTTTCTAAGTGCCACCGATGCGGCAACCCGCTTTCCTCGTCCACGCCCTGCGGGTCATCAAGGTAGCGGAGGAAATGTCTGAACGCCGCCTCCCGGTATCTTTCCGGGGCAACCTGCCGCCAATTTTCCACGCCCCCGTCCGGGTACTTTTTGCACCCATACTCCCGCACCTTTGCGATATCCCACATGATGGACATCGGAACAAGGGTTAAACGGGGCTTTCCCGCATCCTGTTTTGCGTCCTGTGAATCTCCGAAAACCTGCGCCGTGATGTCCTGCTCCGGGGCGTTCTGAAACTCATCATAACTATCGGTATATGTGAGGTATGACCCGTTGATAAACACCCCTGCTACGTATTCCGGCCTTGGTGGGTTTTCACTGTCGAACCATGTTGCCCCGTGTTCTTTTGCCCAAACAACGGCGGCACGGGCTTTTTCCCCGTTTTTGTCACATCTGATTTTCCCTTCCATGCTTACACCTCCTTGATTGCGATCCCCCGCAGAAACAATAAGAGTTTCCGCTTGATTATGTACTCTTTCGTGCGCACGCCCTTGACATCCTCTACCACCTGCCGCCCGTTTTTGTCCGTATAGACAAAGTCAGCGATATACTTAACCGCCCGTTCGGTTTTGGTCTTGCCGTCCGGGGTGCGGGTGCGCTGTGAGGGAATCAGAACGAATTCCACCTGCCGCTCCACCTCGCCGATTTCCCCCGCCCGGTACAGGAGGCAAAGTTCCCGCCACCGCTTTGCCTCCTTGATGCTGTCAAACTTCATCCCGTCCACGATTACCTTTCGGTTGTGGTACTTGCTACGCATTTGCTCCCCTTCCCTTTACTTCAGCCGATTGCGCATCATTGCAAGCGCCATTTCCTCGTCACTGTCGTCCTGCCGCTCCTCAAAATTGTGGAATCTGGTTTGCGGCTTTTTTGGCGCTGTCCCCGGATTTTTTGCCCTGTCCTGCTCTTTGGAAAGCCACCGATTCACAAAGCTGTTAATTCCTCGCTTTGTTTTGCGCCTCTCCGGGTTTGCGCTTAACCACCCCCGCATTTTTCGCAGTTCGCACATGACATCAACAGCCGGGTACAGGTTCACATACTCGTTATACTGTTCCTGTGAAAGTTCCCATTCTGACCAATCGTTAAGCGGTAAAGTGTACACAGGCGGGGCGGGCGGCACGGGCGGCACGGGAGCAGTAAACTGCTCCGTGCTATCTGGATTCGGATTCGGATTCGGATTGGATTGGATTGGGTTACGGGG